TTTACATAAACTGCCTGTAAAGCATCCGTTAGGTTTGATAATTTGCCCTCAGTAGTTTTAGCCCGTTCATTCATCCCTCCCATGACTCCATCCATTTTAGATAGAGATAGTAGGGTATCCAATATTGATTTTTCCGTTGCCTGTACGGTTTTGGTTATTCCCCGAAAGGTAAAACTAACCTGATCTCCTGATTTAGCCGCCTTAATCCCAAATTCTTTTAGCCGTTCATTTTCCCCGGTCATTGCGTCCAGAATCGCTTCGACATACTGCTGCAGTGGCTTTTGTTGGCTTGCAGCCATATCGCCAATCGCTTGCAATTGTTCCTCTGTAGGCTTCATTCCTCGATTAGCCAAGGAAACATAAGCCGCCGTCACTTGCTCCAGTTCGTAGGGCGTGGTTTGGGCAAATTTGGCGATTTTAGCGTAGGCAGCCTCCGCCGCAGCCGCACTCCCTTCAATCGTTTTCAATTGAGCCTTGAGGTTTTCGGTCTGAATCCCCGCTCTTTGAATATTTGCCGATAATCCCCCAAAAAAAGCCGTTATTGACCCCGTTATCGAGTTAAAAGCCCCTGTAACCGTATTAGCGGCAAGATTCCCCACAAAAGAAGAGAAGGCCAACTTAGCACCGCTAATCGACTCGGAGACACGCCCCCAACGATTGGAACTGTCCTTAAGTTGGGCGTTTAACTGCTCTAGTCGCCGGTCTAACTGCTTTTGAGCATCGGCAATATCCCGAGCGCTGGCTACCCCGCTATTTTTAATCGCCTCAAATGCCGAAACTGCCTGCTCTTTAAGCGATTTTATATCCGCCTCGCTTTGCACCCCCAATTCTCGATAGGCATTTTTGACTAAATTAGCCGTCTGTTTAGCGGCTAAAGCCTTCTTCTTTTCCGCTTCAGCAAAAGCGCCTGCATCCCCAACTTTTAGAGCCTCTTGAGAGGCTTTAATCGCTTCCTCTACCGTATCCTGTGCCTTTGATAATGCCTCATCAAAAGCGAAGGAAACCTTCTGCAAAGCGCCCGTTACTGCCGCTAATCCCTCAGAAGTGTACTTAATCCCTAAAGTGCGAGTTGCCATTATCAGTTATCAGTTATCAGTTATCAGTTTCAGTAGATAAATCTTTAATCGCTTTTTTGACATTTTGATTGTCGCCCCTAAAACTTAAAGCCCCATCGACAATATTAGCTTTTCTTTCCTCAGCTTCCAGATAATTAGCCGCATCCAAAAATAATTTTATCTGGGCTTTGCTGTATTCTCCAATGTCCGAGAGTCGGTGTCCGGCGCGAAGGAGTCTGGTGATTTGGATAGCCCACCCTTCGGTGCTAGTCTTGCCGCTATTTTTTCGGCTCCCTCGGTCAGTTTCTGAATAAAAAAATCGGAATTTATCTCAAAAACCGCAATAAACAAATCCATCGCTTTATCACCTTCTAGCTCGCCAATTTCTTCTAGGCTTACCGATCGAAAATCTTTAAACTTAAAAGGTTTGACAGTAATCCCATTGATTTCTATGGCAGGAAATAATACTTGCAATTCTTGATCTGGTGACATATTTAACCTCTTAGTCTTGGCGATCGTCGGGATTGTGTTTTAGGTAATTGTCGGGATCGTGTTTCATGAGAAAAATTTCTTTTGATAGCTTTGATTTATCATTAATAAAATCTACCAATCTATCAATTGTATAAATAAGAAATCTTTGCTTTCTGACTATATCTTCTAAATCTTTTTTAGAGGCAAAGTCTCTTGTTGTCTCTTGGATTTCTTCCAGTTTATTTTTAATAAATTTAAATTCCCGCTTAATCTCCTGAACACTCATATGCAGCTGCGCCAAAACAGCAATCAAGGTCGCGATAATGAACCAGTTTGCTTCTAGAAATTTGCCTAAACTAAACTCGTTTTCAGCAGATGAATCGACATAAATAGGAATATGAGAATTAGCATCAGCAGGCAAATTAGGCGGCGTGGCAACAACTAAAACAGATAAAAGCAAGCTAATCATACCAGTCCCCCTTCTAGTAATTTTAAGACTTCATCAGCCATTCCCGCGCTCAATTTTTCCGCCGTTTTAAAAAATGATATTTTTTTAGGAACGGTGACAGCTTTTTGAATTTTGTAAATTGGCACATTTTGCCCATTTATCTCTACAGCAATAACCGTTCCCGTAGCGACAGGGAAAAGCCGCACACGACCCTTGATTTGCTCCCAAACCTTAGACCAAGAATTACCTTTAGTTATTCGCTTAAACCCCGCCGCCGCACCCGTGTTAAGCAGAATAATCAAGGTGGGATTTCCCGTGATATTTTTGCGGCAGTTGCCCGCAAAACCGCACGATCAGCCGCTTTCAAATCTTTGATTTGAGAGCTAAAAAATTCTCGCGTTGCCCGTCGCCGATCTGCATCATTAAACACAAGGCACCACCTGAGATTGACGAACTCGGTAAAAAGGTCCATCGGACTGAGCCGAATCAAATAAAACTGCGGCTTGCACCTGCATTGGTGTTACCTCTTGAGTTATTAATTGCAGTTCCTCAGTTGCTCGAAATTTGACTCGAAAAGCGTCGATCACTACTGGTGTGTTATTTTCCGCCGTATTTAACCCCGCAAACCGCAGCCAATACTCTTGTGGATTTTGATTTAAAGCAATTATTTTTTCGCTATTACCAAAAGTATAAGAAGCCGCATAATCAGTATTAATCGTTGCTGCTCCAGTGGGCGTAAAGTAGATCATGCCAGCTTTTAAATCTACGGTATAATCCGTATCTTTAATTAAGCTTCCTAAACTTGTGAAACTGGTTAAATTAATATTTGCTAATGGAACCCACGAACCTTTAGCACCTGGACAACGCACGGTTTCGTTAGTAACTGTCGCCCCTGTAATTTTATTAGCCGTGCCAAAAAGAAGCAAAGCTAAATTATCTAAATCCCACGACTCCATTGTGATTTGCGCCATAACTTCTTTTGTTCGCGGTAGCTCTAAATCTTTATTCCTTTGCCCTGTCGTGCTTTCGTTGTGAGTAATGTAATCTATATTGTGCATTATTCGCAGTTCTGGGCAATTGCCTAGATACCGAAGCCCATTTGTTACGACTCCGGCACAGCTTCGCACGCCTGCGTAAACTTCGCCTTGCCCAATAAAATATCTGCTATCTACAGCCATTAGTATCACTGGGGAATTCCCCACGGAGAATTTTTTATATTTTACTTTCAAACTTGGCTAAATAAACCATTTTGGAAAACGATAGACAATATCAATCGTTACCCCCACTTTTATTGCTTTTCTGCCTTTTGTTTCTACAGCTTTGAATCTTTCCCTGAGAACGGTATCGATCGCACACCCAGACCAAGTGGGATCAATTGCAATCGCCCTTAAAATATCACTGGTCGCTCGGCACCCTAGCTCAAGAACATTTTCACCAAAAAGGATTGCGTCTATTTCCACTGGCATCACAGCCTCGTGATAGTTATTTTTAAGCGCAAAAAACTCGCTATCAACATCACGGTAATTAAATCCTTCTTTGTTGTACTCAGAATCAATATCCTCAAAATAAGTAACTACTTCACCCAAATCGGTAGAATATCCGTTAGCGATAGTAATCTCTGCCAGTCTTTCGCCGATTTTTGTCAGTATTTCTAGAGTTTTCATTACTGCTTTAAAATCAATAAAGTAAAAGCGCCGTCGCCCTGGGGTTGCACGCCTACCACTACATAATCAATACCGTTTACCTCAATTCCGTCTCCGTGGGAACAATTAATCAAATCACTAGATTTACCGAAAGCCGTAATAGATCGCCCTTCTGCCCCTAGTTCAAAAGCGGCAAAAGTATTATCAAAAATCACCTTTACCGCCACCCCATTAAGAGTAGCGGTAACGGCAAAATGATCAAGGTCAAGAAAAGTATCAAGATTCTGCATGATGCAAAGCTAATTCCGTTGGCAGTTCTAAAGTGTCCCCCCCATTATATTGTTGATTTTCGTGGTAAATCGTTCGCCCATACTTAACTCTGTAGGTCGCCATCTTTTTTCTCCCTGCGATTATTAACTAATTCCACCTGATGAGCGATAAGCTCCAATTCGTTCGGAGTAACGTCAATTTCTTCCCCCGAGTTGTAAATTTTATCGCCCAATTTGACATTAAAAAACTCACGGACTTTAACTTTCATAGACTTAAGGTAAAGTAGTGATCATGTCGGTAATTGCGGCAAATGAAACCACCTGCCGGAAAGCAATGTCAATGGTTTGCATAATCCTAATTGCTACATCTCCCGAAGTAAAACCCGCACCGTAGGGATTGACCAATATTTCCACTGATCCCCATTCCCCAATTATTAGATCATTAAAATTGCCGAAGATTAAAGCCGAAAGGTTTGTCCCAGTTCCTTTGGTTAAATCGCCTGGCACTTGATTAGTACACGCTAACTGATAACCCATTAAGGATCGCCCAGGCTCAGGCAAGATAAAATTACCCTCTACCCCAGACGCTTGCTTGGGAGTGAGCATCAGCCTGCTCTTAACAAGAGGATTAGTCAGCCAATTAAGCGCCCCTATATCAGCGTTATCTATTTCTAGCTCGCGCATCAGAGCGATAATGCTGGAATAAGTCGGCGCTCCTCCATTAGTCCCTAGTGGCACCGTACCAATGCCAGCTAGATTCAAAATCCCTCTTGGCTCATTATTAGTCCCGGTTCCGGCAATCGCCACTTTATCAATTCCGAGCGCCATAATTCTCACGAATTCATCGCGGACTAATTGTTCCATGTCTAGCGAACTCTGCAAAAGCGTCAGCCGGGACATCATCGAGTATGCCATGGCTGATTTGGGACGGAGAGGTACTTGCCGAAAAGTTCCCTCGGATTGAGTCCCAGCTTGACTCTCCCCCACCCAATAAAGTTGGCTTGACGAAGCCCGCCCTGGAATATCTACATTTCCCTGTAATCCAGAAAGAACAGTGGCTCCAAGCGATCGAATAACCAATTTATTTCGCAAAATATCAATAAAATTTTCTGAAAGCAAATTGGTTTCTACCAAGTTGCCGCCCGTGGCTGGCGTACCCACTTGGTATGTGGCGCGGTAATTTTCTATCTGAAGATCCCGCACTGGCAGAAAAAAACCCGCCGTTTCTTTCCCGGACCGATTGGCGATTTCTCTAGAGCATTCCCGCTCAAAACCGGCTTTACTCCAATCATTGGTAAGACAAGCATTCATCGCCCGCAAAATCGAATAAGACTTACTTTCTTTTGTCGATAAATTTAAAGGATTGACAGCGCCCGCCACTGGATTCATTTGCTCACCCATCAGCCGGAACGGATACTAACGACACCTCAAAGGGTTGCCACTGGGTAACTCGATAACTACCCTTGTCGCTTAAAGGTACTGTTTTCAAGACGTTGTACCCAAAAGAGACATTCCTGATAATGCCGTTAGCTACGTCCTCTTTATAGCCTTGCACCTCCGGGCGATTTGACCATCGAATTTTGCAGTAACCCTTTTTTTGCATTGGATCAATCCAAGCACGTTTGATCGCTCCCAAAATAATCGAGCGATCGTGATTTAACAGCAGATTGGCCGTGTCCATTCGTGATAAATCGACCGAACTGGGAGCGTGGTCTAAAATCTCCACCCCCCACCCCCGATCTACTGGGTATTCAGAGGAAAAACTAAAAATAGTATTATCACCCGTTTCTTCAAAGGGGGAACGCTCGCGAAGCGAGAGCGGTAATAAATAGGATGAACGGGTTAGCGATTTGGGAATTTCTATAGTTTTCATTACGACACCGCTCCTGGGGGTGGAAAGTTAGTATCTGCAAAAATTTGAGGTTCGCTCGAAATCAACTTAAAAGGAAATGTTGCTTTTTCATGATCTGGCACACGAAAACAAGCTTGCAAGTCAAGGTTAGAGCATTCGCCTCTTATGTCAACCGAATGGCCATAATGCCCATGAAACAGGACGTTTTTTAAATCAAGATTAAACAAGTCTTGCAAATCCTCTGGCACAGTAATTTTAGGAATATGCCAAGAATTAGGATCGTTATCAGGAGTTTCAATCCGAACTATTTCTCCAAGATATTCAAGAATAATTTTCATTGGTTTTTTCTTCCAGTTATAAGAGTTCCTACTGTTAAGTGAAAGTGTTCTGGGTCTTTAGCGAAAAATTTTCTAGCCTCACTAGGACTACTTAAGTATTGTACTCCCATTGAAATTACCTCACTTGCGTCGAAAGTATAAATCTTCCCAACGTAGGGATCAGCAAATTTATCGGGATAAGCTTCCTCGTCAGTGCCATACCCTGAATTATTGGCTAGTTTACTTAGCTTTTCAGGGTTTCCCGTGGCACGAGATTTAATCCAGTCTTTTGTGGCTATGATTAAAGCACGATCATCATATTCCACAAAATGCCCCATCTCGTGAAAGAGAGTTACTTTGTTTTTCTCTTTAGCCCAGGAGCTTATTGAATCATTGCTATAATTATTCATTGCGATAGTCCTTGTTGCAAGCTCGGCATAAGCTCGCCCGCTTTCTGTGATTTTAAAAGTGTGAAGCCTCGCAGGTAGTCGGTTTTGACCAATCAAGGCCAATACTTCCCCTGCATATTTTTTGTAATCACTAACGGCATCGGTAAATAAGCCTTCAAAATTCAAGCTATCTACCAATTCTTTGATTTTACCTGAATCAGCATCTTTTTTCAAAAAATTAAGCGCTTTACTAAACTCAGAATCAACCAAGACCGATAATTTGTCAATATCGGCAATTAATTGTTTTTCTTTTTCTTTTAAAAGCTTTTTTTCTTCTCCCTTAGTTTTTCTAATTTCCTTAGTCAAAACACTTGCCTCATCTCTTAATTTCTCAATTGATTTTTCCACTTTTAAAACAGACTCGCCATCAAAAACTTTCTTTAAAGCCTCCTTGCCTTCATTAATTAAATGTTTAAAATCAGCGCGGGGAGATTCACTTGGCCTTCTAAAAGGGTTAACATCGTAATCAATTTCAACCTCGTCATAAATAGAAGCAAGTTCTTTAATTGTAATTTTTCCTTTAATATTTGGCTCGGATTCTTTTATAAATTCAGCTAACTGAGTTGCGCGATCCACGGCTTCTTTACTGTCACCCGTTGGCCGCCATGCCAAGGCTTCTATTTCCAATTGTCCGCTGGTATTGGTCTTGGTTACTACCGCGCCAATAGTTTGCCCCGCATCATCATCTAAAAATGTTACTGCGCCAGACTCCATTTTTTCCGCTACTATTCTCCAGGCCCGTCGATTATAGCCAGATAATTCTGCTTGGTCTAAAGATTTTGCATTTGCGGCAAAATATTTTGCCTTTCCAAGAAAATCTTGGACTTCCGCAGAACGATCTTTGCCTGCTTTACATTCTTTATGTTTGGCTATACAAGTATTTCCGCAGGGTTTACCGGTAGTGCATTTTTTTTTTGCCTTTCGTCTTCTAAATTTCTGTTTTCTTCATCTTCTGGATTAAGCATCTTAATCTCGATATCCGTATCACTAATTTTAGCCTCTAAAAGCTTTTCTCCGTCCTGAAATTGGACAATGATAAACCTTTCATCATCAGATAAAGACGGCTCACCAATGGCATCGACTCCATCGGTGTAAACCGATTCAATTATAGGTAATACGGCTTTTTGTGCTTCATTCATCTTCAGCTTCATCCTAATTCCCGCTAAAGGCTCAGGATAAGGCGCGGTAGCCCCCTCATGACTCGAAGCCATCCGCGAATAAACATCGCCATCCCCAGCAACCAATCCTCTAAACAAGCTCTTAACCGATTTTTCTAAACGTGGATCCATATTTTTCCCTTAAAGTTCCTCCATTTCTATAATAGCAGGTTCTCCCTGTTGCCTAGTAATTTTATTCACCTTAAAACCAGTAAAACTGGGGTAAAGGACTTCTCCTTCCCAGGCTTCATTTTTGTACTGATCCACAGTTCGCCCTGATCCAGTTCCGTCTAATTTGGCTTTAATCACAAAAGTTACTTGTGCGCCACTTTGAAAATGATCAAGATTATTTTTAGCAGTGGTAGCAAAAACCGTTGGCTCAAGATGGGGTTTACCAGATTTTTGCGCCTGTTCGTAAGGAGCCAAAAAAGCATCAAGATCAGGCAAATCTTTTATGTGTCTGCGTAGCTTTTTATCTTCAGCCAACTCTGATGGCTCTCCCCGCTCTTTTGCTATTTTTCTAATTTCTTTACTTGTGACTGGCGGCATTTTCCGAAGTGCTTGACTGGTTCGGATTGCACCCGCTTCGCCTATTTTTTTATCTTTAGGCGAAAGAGAGTTTGGGGCATAAATTGATTTATTTACAGTTTTATATTCATGGTTAATCCAGTGAGCAACTGCGTCGGCTTCTGCTTTAGTTAAATTTGGATTATCATCAAGAAGATTAAATACTTTTGCTTGTTGAGCTTTTGTTTTATTGAAATACAACAAAGTTCTATCACCGCTTTTTTGTTCGCTTAGAGGGCGATCGTCTTCTAGCCCTGCCGCAATTCTAAAAAGTCGTTTTTTATGCTCCGTATCTAGCGAATTATACTCGGCTTGAGTGTAAATGCCTTTAGGCACAAATTCAGGAGTCGGAGCTGCGGGTGCGGGTGCGGGATCAGTTTTAGAAGTGGCTTTTTTATTTGATGCTTCGTTGACATAAATTGGCATAGAATCTTTATCAACTTTTCCCGAATCAGAAAAACCTGCATTTTCAAAAAAATCAATCAATCCAGGTGACTTAAATCCGTTTACCGCCGCATTTTTGCCTTGAGAATGAGCCTCTGCAACAATTTGATCTAACAGTTCTTTGCCCGCTCCAGGTTTGTCCGGGTTGAACATTGGTAGATTTCTAGGGCGTACAGCAAGCGAATCAATATAAGTAGTAGTCACACCCCCTTTAGTTTCTTCTTTTAAAGAAGCCGCCGCTATTACTTCCCCTTTCTCATCTTTCAAAAAAACCACATCTTTACCAGCTTTATTAGCTTTCTTGATTGCTGCCCAACTAGCTTCCGAAGCTTTAAGCACAGTATCACCAATTGAATTAGGCACAACAAGAGAATATTGAGCTTTTTTTGCTTCTTTTTGGTAGGTATCTAAAGTTTTTTGTAAATTTGGATCAGCCCCCTTTGAGACTGTTGTTTGAGGAGTAGCCGGAGATGCGGGTGCGGGTGCTGACGATGCAGCAGGAGCAGCCGGGGCAGTAGTCGCACCCCCCGCCGCTTTTTTAGTTTTCGCTTTAGCTGGTGGTACTTGCGTTGCTACTGCTGGGGATAAATTCTGTTTGCAGACTCTATTCTTAGCAATACAGGTATTCCCACAAGCAATGCCTTTTTTGCAATTTTTTGCCCTTTTTCGTGGACTAAAAGTGCGGGTCAGTCCTGGCAGAATATCAAAAAAGACATCCACGCCCATTTTCTGTAAAGATCGATATTCAAGTAAATTTGTCACGGTGTAATCTCCTAGTATAAAATCTTCACTTCTTTGTTGGGTTTCGGCTTCCTCGTCCTCGGTAACAAAAAAAAGATTACCAGTTGCAGCCATGTAGGCAACTTCATCTAAAATACGATTTTTAGAGTCTAAACTTAACATATTAATTCACCGTTTGCAAAACTAAGTTTTTAATTTCATCGTATAACTCGGACTCAATTTTTTTTCTATCCCCTCCAGATTGAATCTTATTAGCAGCAGTATTTAACGATTGACTAATTGGGCCGCTTAAATTTTTCAACGTATCAAATACCTGCAAAGTTTTGGACGCATCATCAGAGATAGACTTTGATTTTGCCACATCAATTGTATTCCCAGCCTGTGCTAATTGTTGAGCGGCTTTAGTTTTGCCCACCGTACCAAAAAGCTTTTTATCTTTTGATAATTTTCGTTTAATAGAAGCTTGTAAAGAGGCTTTTTCAATTGCATTATTAATAGTGACGGACGATCCTCCAAATAAATCTAATTGAAAATCTTGCGAAGACTCAGAAGATTTTACAGTATCTATAAGCTCGTTTAAGACCTCATTAGTTACTTTTTTCTTTTCTTTTTCTGCTAAATCATAAACACTTTTTTGCTTATCCGGCGACAAACCGCTACCCCCAATAATTGCCGCTCTTTCAATAGTTAAATCGCCATCGATCGCTTTTCTAAATAAAGAATCTTCCAAATTTGCCAATGCCATGCCTTCAGTAGCTACTTTTTCTCGCATTGGAATACCTTTTTTTTGCAAATCATCACGGGTCAATCCAGTGTCACGCATAAACTTGGCGGCATCTAAAGCGGTTCCTCGTCCCTCAGCGATATTAGTCAAAGCTCCTACTGCTCGCGCTTCTTTCGCATCAGCTACCCCCAAATAACGAACCGCTACAGCAGTCGCCCCAAGTTTTTTAGCCAAATCTAATCGGTTATGTCCGTTGACCACATAGGTTTCCCCGTCCGATGGATCGACCCAAACCTGTAAAATTCCAGCTAAATTAGGATCGTAAGTTTTCACCCCCGACAAACTGCCAACCGTCCCCGTTTGCGTTTGCTCTCCAATAATTTTGTACTGGAAACGCTTCGGATCTACTTTAATTAAACTTGGATCAATCTCGGCAATACTACCAGCTTTAGGAGTTAAAAATTGAGAGGAACTTGAAACTGTTTTTGTGGTTTTAACTTTAACTTTAGCTTTTGCTAATGGTACTTGTTGCTGTGCGATTGGGGGTAAATTCTGCTTGCAGACTCTATTTTTAGCAATACAGGCATTTCCGCAAGCAATACCTTTTTTGCAACTTTTTGCCCCCCTCTGCCGGAGGGGGAGGCTCCTGCTCACCCCCTTCTGCCAGGACATCCAAGCTCAAGCCCAAATCTTTAGCTAGATCAAGAATTCGCTTTTGTTCCTGCAGCACATCTTCCACATCTAAGCCCTGTTGTGCCACCACATCCGTGATTGACACAAACCCCGCCTTGACCCCCTCTTTATTGGCAGCGATTTCATTTTGTGGATCAACCCACTGCCACCCTCGGGGCGTAAACTTCGCCTTTTGATAAAATCGCCGGTTCAATTCATAATCACCAATTTTTAAAGAACCCGACAAAACCGCCAAATCTAACCATTTTTTGTAAATTCTTTTGTGCAATCGCCGGATTAACCACGACTGAATCACCCGATAGTTATCCCTCTCATCCATCAAAGACGTTCGCGCCGAGGAGTAACTGGTATTAGAGAAATCCCGACTTAAAGCCTCATAGGATAGCCCAATCCCCGCCGCCACCCCCCGCAGCATCATCCTGATAAAAGCATCAAACCCCTGATTGGGACGAGTGGGGGCAAATCCCTCGAAAGATTCTCCGGGATTCAAAACCTCGATCGCCCCCGGCTCCAAACTGGTCACGCGCTGGCCTGCCATTTCTTCCGGAGCATAAACATCCGTGTCCGGCGTAGTAATAAACCCCATCACCGCCGCCTGCGCCCGGGCTGCTACCAACTCAGCCTCCGTGTAACCCCCAACGTGCCGAAAAGTAGTCAAGGCACTATGAAACCAGGGAACCCCACGGGTCTGCCCCGGTCGATCGCAGATAAACAGGTGAATAATTTCGCTGGCTGGAACCCTAATTAATCGTTGTCCGACCGAACTGGTAAACTGAAAATCTCCAGGATGCCTTTCGTAAAGGTGATAAGCGACGGGTCGTCCCCACTTATCAATCTCCACCCCCATCCTGATCTCATTGCCATTTTCCGCCGTGCCGGACCATTGATCATCGGCCAATTGATCTGATTCAATCAACTCCAAAGCCAACGGCACTGGCGAATCATCAAAGCTTTTACGCACTAATCTGATTAATACTTCCCCCGACTCTATTAGCGATCGCATCGCCAATCTTTCAATATCAGAAAAATCTAATTTGCCGGCACAATCGCAAAATTCCGCACTTCCCCATTCTTCCCAAAGTGCCTCAATTTCCTTATTTATGCGCTCATCGTATTTCTCGCCGCGTTTTTGCTTAACCTTGGCTTGTAAGGGGATACCTTTTCCCACAATATTATTGCAGATCGTTCGCACCGCGCCTTTGGCATAATCGTTATCACGACAAAGACTGCGAACACGATTTCTCAGAGTTCGGATGCTGGAAACTATCTCACTATCGGCACTGGTAGAAGAAGCAAGCCAATCAGAAGTTAGGCGATTATAAATCGCCCCTTGATAAATCCGTTTTTGCTCTTTCCTTTCTTCTTTTTTGCCAAACGGCCACCACCAAGCCATGCAGTGTCGGTGGGGAATTCCCCACGGAGAATTTACTTTAATTTACTCTCAAACCTTGCCGCAATTGATGCAATTAACTTTCTTAACTGCTATAATTAGACTATCTTTAGCGTTGCGGCTAAAAGGCTTACAGATTAGTCTATGAGGTCTTCTAAAAGGCTCCCTCCTTAGGGGGTTTTTTATTATTTTCCAAACCGTACAAAAGCCCGCTGGGGATTAGCTTCCCCCCGCAAAACCGCTTCTGCTGATTGTTTTCTTTGCAATTGGAACCGATAACTATCTCGCAAAGACATCAACTCAGACAAAGATAATTTAGACAAGGAACGCCCCTGGATCGAGTAAGATTGCGCTCCCCCCGACACTACCGCTCGAATTGCCTGGTTAATAATCTCCAAATCCTTTTCCAATTGATTGCGGCCGTCAAAATCGGGAGAAGCGGCATAATTTATTACCGCTTCCACAGC